CCAGTTTCTTCCGTATCTTGTTTAGATTCATTGTCAATAATACTAATCTTATTTTTCAACCGCATTAATTTGGTGTATGCCTTTTCAAATGTTTCTTTTAGGTTATCTGGATCGATCATATACCCGTACACCTTCGCGGCTTCGATAGTTTCTTTAACAGGACAAAGCTGAACGACACGTAAAATGGTTGTTCCTATTTGATAATTCAGCCGCATTAACATCAATCGTTTATGTTTTACTAGCCAAAGATCAGCACTATTTCCGCCGACTATTTCAGAGAACTCAGAATAAATGCCATACCATGCGTTCGACAGTTCTTCAGTGTCGCAATCAGGCAATTCATCATAATCATTTAGGATTAGCAGAAACTTTACGTTTCCGGTTTCCACTACCTTTTTGAATTGCCATAGATTTACCAGGCTTATATTCTCGGAAAATTTTAACTCCTTCTCGTTTTGCTTGCTCATAATCCACACCTATAAAGTACGGGCCATAATCTTTATGCTCCTTTTTGACGACTGCAATTGTTCTGTTTCTCAACCCCGCCTCTTGGCTTGCTAAAACTGAGGCGTGTTCAATGTTCTGTAATCGTTCGTATTTTAGTTTTTCACAGCAACTCATTTCTGAAAAGTTTTATAAATGTGTGAGCAATATCGGGCGTTATCTCTGTCGCCTCCTCAAATGACAATCCAAAAAGCCCTTCGCCATACTTGTCAACTAAATGGTTTCTTTTTTCGTCTGTCGAATCAAAGAAGAACGCGCCGCCCTGGTATTTTAAAATGAACCCTTCAGTAAAATCGCCCTCCAATATTAGGTCCGGTTTACCAAAAGGCGCCTGCGAACCCATTGCGATTTTCATTTGCGCGTAATCATCTGATGCGTATTCCTCTAAAAAATCACCAAACGAATCTTTTCCTTTTCTTAATTGGGCGATATTCGAATCAAGAATCAATTCTTTATTTTCCAATATCGCCCTTTTAAAAATGGTAGTTGAGTTCGCCTTGCGAATAGCTTTGCGCCATTTTCCAACTACCTGTTTCATTTAGGAAATGGTAAACGAATCAGCGGTTCCGCCTTCATATCCGCCGGTTGTTTGCGCGGCCGGCGTTTTCAGGTTGACTGAATACGTGTCGTCCGGCAATACGGGCGTTGTGAATGAGAACGTGTATGTTCCATCGGCGTTATCTGTTACGCCCGCGCCTGGTAACATCTCTGTTGATCCATCGCTAGCCAGAATAGTAAAATCGCCAACGACCAATCCGGTTAATGCTTCGCCATCACAATTACGGGCAACGGAAACAACAACTGATCCGGCAGCTGAACTGTCAACGGTAACGGTAACATCAACCACCCCGGTCAATGTCAGCGGGTCCCAATCAAGAACAGGAACAGCGGGATAATCAGCCATCTCGGACGTATTTTTGAACTGATAGTCTAATTCAACCATTCGTTTAGTTGTTCCATCTGTGCCCTTGAGCATTGAAACATGAAACTCTGAGAGTTTGAACCCTTTGAACTTAACACCATCGGGCGAAGTTCCGAAGATTTGACCATCGCCGGTAACGATAAACGCGCGGCCTTGCACTTCATTAAAGGTTCTGAGGTCTGCCAAATTACATAGCGCAACTTGCATCAACCCTTTACCGCCGTACTTTCCTTCACGAACAAACAGGGAGACGCCTGTCGGCAGATCCTGTTTTACGTTATCCTCAATAGCCGGTTCAACGGAATCGAAGAGTGGAAAGGGGTATATGGTCCCTGCATTAATCGCGCTTTCATAATTGGCTTCTAATATGGCCGCTGCTTCAGTAGCAAATTCGAAGCTTTCGGTAGTCCATATTAACATCGCATCGAATCCCAGGTTATCCAAACAATTAGATAGTCCGGTATTTCCGAGCGTTGCTACACAATTTTTAGCGTTATACATAGCTTTTATTTTTTACAGTTTTGTCTCAATCGTAGGTTTAAATGTAGATTTTGAACTTCAATCGCATCGATACTATCATTGAAAATATTCCCTTCATTACTGTATAGTCCTGATCGGCCCCAATACAAACGATCAATTTTAGTATGCGGGACCAGTCCGGGGTCAACGTTGTGGAACCATTTACATTTCACGATATGCTTGATCAAAAGATCATATAAAGGATATAAAACAGTTCTGAACGTATTATCATAGCGGCTTTCGGCCGTATAATCTGGCTTAGTATTTACCGCAATGATCATATTCAGGTTTTCAACAGATGAGCGAACGGCCTGATGTTCGCCCATTGTTTCGTCAAAGTCCTGAAATAGCGCAATCAAAGGATATTTATTATATTTCTGAACATCGTGCTTGTCCTTCATGGATAGCGTGTTGATGATTTCAAGCGGATGGCCATACATATAAAATGGCTCATCCGTATCGAGTTCGGCCGGCTTATCCGCATCAGCGCGAACATCCGTTATAATCTCATCAAAAACATCTATCCAATAAGGCGCGCTCATATTCCAAAAGTATTTGTATGTTTCAGAACGGTGAACAGCAATTTGTCAAAACCGTTCGTTGCATCATCTTCGAATTTGTCCAGAAAATTGTAGCAAGTAGGATTTATCTGATCATCGGAAGGCCCGCCGCGCAAATCAATGAAACGATTCCAAGCGCTAACCATCTTTTCAGATGCTGAAGTCTTGGCCGCGTTTTCAGCGTTTTGCAGCAGCTCTCCAATTCCTGAAGTATGTGAAATATGGAACTTCAGGTAATGATAATAAATATAGAAAGCCAACAGCGATAAAAATTCGCTGTTGATCAATCCATTCCATTTAACCAAATAAGTATCGCCAAGATAATCGATTTCGTATTCATGTCCATTTACAAACCAGTCCCATTTCGTTGTAAATACTTGCGGGACGGCATCAATTTCCGCTTTTAGATCCTTATACAAGGTATATCCTAAAAGTTCAATCAATGCTTCGCGTTCATACATTACAATATATGGACTAATATCAGCCAAATCGCCTTCCAAAACTTGCGCCGGAAGTGAAATTTCACCGATGAAATACGTTTTATCGATCAGGTTTGCCATAATGCCCTATTTTGTAGCCTTGCCGGTTGCGTCCGGGTCAGCTTTATCCTGCTTTGGTTCAACGATTTTACCAACTTTTCGAACATCCTGAAGGGACCGAGCGCGTGAACGCCTCATCCCTTCGAAAGTATGCCCTTTGGGATATACGCCCCACGCCTTTGTCAGTTTAACATCTACTCTTTTTGCCATGATTGAAACGGTTTTTAATTATCTTACTTTATCAATAAACCGACCGCGCATATCAGTTAGTTGCGCTTTGGCCGTTCCGCTTTCAGTAGATTGCACCCGAACATAGGGCCAGGCAACGCCGGCCGAAACATCAGTGTATATAATAGTTGTATCACTGGTCGTGCCGGTCCAATTAACTGTTGTTATTGTGGTCCAATTCACATTATCAAGCGAACCCGCCAAAACAACAGCTTCCGTTGGGGTCCCCGAAATCGAATTAAGCGTCACCGTAATGCTGTATAACTGAATCGCCTGCTTAGCTCCGATACCGATTGTTTTTGAAAGGGTTGTTGAATTGTTTGAAAGTGTGTCCCCCGCATCTAATGCGATGTTGAAGTTTGTTCCGTTTCTGGAAACAATAGCATCTTGCGCCTGAACGTTAAAAGCGAACAGCGCGATAATTCCGATTAAAAATATAATTCGTTTTTCCATGTTTTCTACAATTAAGCGGTTATATCAGAAATGCGTTGGTCGACGTCTGTAACCTTATAAAAGGCGGTTGCATCGGCTGTTTTCAGCAATAGGTTCCCGCGCTTGCGACCTTTCAGAGTAATTAAATCCTTTGAAAAATCATCAGCATCAAGCCCAAACTCAAGGTTAATCCCCTCAACGTCATAATATCTAACGTGGCGGGCATCGCCGATTGCTAAGGTGTTGGCTGTAACAGCGGCAGAAGGAACGATAACGGTTCCGGCCACTTGGTTTCCATCACGGGAAACGAAAGGCGGAATAATGTAATTTCCGTTTGCATCTTTAATCATGCGGCCTTTCAGTATATCGCGCGGATTAGCGAAAACAACGTTTGCATCATATTTAGATTCTTTGCCATTTGCGATGTATGTTGCAAGTGTGGCAATCAAATCATAAATATTTGCATCGTCAACCTTATCAACGGTTGCCCCTACTGCGAGCGCTTGCGTGAAGTTAGTTGCGTATGCGGCATAGATACCGGCCCAATTTGGCGCGGCGTCATTACCTTGCCACATTTGCGTATCAATAGCCAATCGCATATTATTCTGAATGAACATCATCACTTCAGCGGTTAAGCCGTCAACGTCCAACATTGCCTCGTGGGTCAGAGGGATAGAGTCGAGAATCTTCTCCATTGCAATCGACCTACGGGTCCATGCGATAGCAGACTCAGGAGCGTCAGCGGCCTCGTTACGAGTGGCAGCGTTCCGGGTGGTGGTGGTTCGGTCAGTATAATAAACCGTTCCATGATGGTTTCCCGCCAAAGCGAACCTGGTAAAATACTGCTCAAACACTAATCCGCGATGCGCGGGCGCATTGAATCCAGGTACATCAAACCCTTGATTGTCCCCGGAAATTGACCCGGAAGTAACATTGGTTTTAAGGTTCATTTCAAATTTGGATTTGCCTTCAGATTGCGCCGCTTGCAGATTCACAAATTCGTTTTTAAACTGGTCCGCCAGAGAGATAACTTTGGTTTCACTTTCGGCCTTTTGAGCCTTTTTGATTTCGACCATCATTTCTTCAACTTTGGTGTCAATCAACTTGTTCACTTCTTCGATATCTTCCGATTTCGCGAAGGCTTCAAGTTCTGTTTTCAGTTGGGTTTCAGTTAAAAGGCCGGCTTTCATTTCATCAGCCTTTTCGCTAAACAGTTCGGTCATACTTGTTCCGATCTGCTTTTCCAACAATTTGAATTGCTTTTCGTCCATCTTGTTTAAAATTAGAGATTAATATTGGTGATCGCTGAAGTTACATCGAAAGTGGATTTTCCAGACGGCGGCGGCGCGGTTTCGCGTGTCGTGTCTTTTAACTCCGGCTCCGGATTATAAAGCTCATAGATCATTTGTTTAATTTGTTTTTCTTGTAATATCATTGTTTCCTTATCACTGCCGGAGCGCATTGCTGTGTGTAGCGCATCCAGTTTAGTTATAAGGTTATTGTACTGAACATTCTTATTATCTGATTTCACTCCCAGAAATGGGGTAAGCCTGTTAGCTCCGAACCCATCAAGGGAGGAATATTCAAATAGTTTTATTTCAGGGACCGCCCACATAAAGCCGGCGGCAATAGCATCATCTGGATTGATTAGTTTTTTCAAAATATCATCCCACATTGCCGATTCAGGCTCCAGGTATGTTAATGTAACATAGTTGAATCCAATCGAATGCTGATCAATCAGCCCTTCATTGTACTTGATCAATGTTTCTTCGCCATCGGTTGTTTCACTCATCCATGAATTGCCGTGTAAAACCTCCATTCCGTTCATGGCGGTTTCTTCGATCATGTCCGGCCGCGCTATGCCTTTGGATAAATTATGGTTTGAAAGATGCTTTATTTTTCCAGGCATTGAAGATTTTGGCCCGCGTTCCTGAATAGATTTCGCCGAACAGCCTGATAAAAGAACATCGCCGTATGTATCATACCAGTAATATGTATTTGCTATCAGGTCAACGGTTCGCCTGGATGAATCAACCTCCGCTTTATGCGACTGTACTTGGTCCGATTTGACCGCAAAAGGCATATCTAAAAACGTTTTCTTATCTAGTTTTATCATGGCAAGAATTTTTTAAATGTTTCAGCCGCATCAGATTCATTGATAAGCCCACTTTCTTTAGCCTTTGCTAATCCGGTTGCCGCCCAATTGATTGATTTACTTGCGCGTTCCTTATCGATTTGTAGAACAGAAATATGCGACCAATCAGATTTCAGTCGCTTATCTATTCCCATCCAATTGGCTAATCCCTGCAACCATTCATCCGCCTCTGGTATAATAGCTTCCTGATAAAGCTGCACTAATGCTTTTTGTTTATTTTCGTACGTTGAATCTGTTTGCAGTATTTCAGGCGGGAATGAATGCGCGCCTGCAATGGTCCTAAAATCGTGATCAACTTCATCAAACAACTTTAGTTTCCCAACATCAACGGCCATCGATTGCCATTTCAATGCGGCGTTGGTTAGTATGACTTGCCATTTCTGTTTTGTCAAACCATACTCTTCTTTCATATCCGTTTGCAATTGCGCTTTATCTTTCGGAGCCATTGCAACGGTTCCTTGCCCGTCTGTTGTTTCATTGGAAAGGATGCCTAAAGCCGCGTTATATATCAAGATGCCGCGCGCCTCGTATGCATGTTGTATATTCTCACACGCCTGCACTAATGGCCTTAACTTTGAATCTCCAAATAGTATTTTATTGTTGTCAAATTGAACTTGATTATCATTGTAATGAATGATTTCATCCGGGCTGTACTCCAGTGTTCCGCCGTTGTACTGAAACTCGTAACCCTTTATGAGTTCTTCAATTTCAGTCATATTGAAAGGAATCAACTGATTGGTTGCCGAAATAACTTTTGCGTTCATCGGGGGAAGGTTCCATAATGCACGGACTGCCTTTTTATCATTGCCAAATACCGGATGAATGAACCCGTTCCCCATTATCGCCCGCAAAACATAATATTGCGTTGCAAATTCCTTGAAGTTCTGTAATGGGTTTGGATTGTGGAATAAATCAAGTTGCGGGAGATTATATTCCTTGTTATCGTCATCAACCGCAATCACTTGCATACCGGCAAAGATTCTGGCCTTATAGTTGATAACTGCCTGAAGTTCAGGCACAGAAAGATATAAGTTAAGAAACTTTTTCTGATTAGCGTTCAGGCCATCGGAAATGTATGCGTTCATCCATTCTAATGGGATAAACGTTGGAGTCATTACTATTTCCTGGCTTTTCTTTGCCTTCCGGCCGAAAGAAAAATTGATTGCCATTTGCAAATATTTTCATGCAATTTACAATTCATTTCCTTCAATGTCAACTATATTTATTAAGAATAAATAAGAATAGGCTATTTAAATAGAAAATCGCGGCGGGCCATGTAGCTCATTCCGGCCAATGAATCCGGAGCATCATCATGTTTTGCGCCTGTTTTTAATAGCTTGTACACTTGTAGGATAAAACGGTCGTATTTCCTACCGCCTGCTTCAGGCACGTCACCACTAATTGATCGAGCATTGAATTGTAATTATCAATGAACTCTTTTGGTAACCCCACGCTAGTGCTAAGATGGGATTTCTGCACTATAAACTTCAGTACACCTATTGAGATAACCTCATCACGCCATGAAGTTGTAATGCTTCTGCACGTTTTGTAAATCTTGTCGAGGTGCTTATGGATTAGCTTTTCTGCTTTCTTGTTTGCGTTCATTTGGTTGTTTTGTTAATTATTAAT